GTGCTTTTGCCGTTACGCACCACCCCGTCAGTAGCTGAACAGGAGGGACAGCTGATAGAAACAGAAGCCACTGGAGCACCTCAAAAACACCATCATACACTAAATCAGTAAGTTGGCAGCATCACCGCTTTTTATAATATTCCTCCTGTATCTTAAGTCTCTCATCAAGAGAATTCTGTAATGCTTCTTTCTTTTTATCGTAAAGACTTTGGTCTATATCTCCAGATTGGAGCTGATTTAATAGGTCATCCTGTCGAGAAGAAAAGTCCTGCTGTATATCATTATTATCCTGCATGCGTGAACGCTCACGGCTTCCAGAATAACGGCCAACAATTTGATTATCAAATCCCTGTCGTACTAACTTATTCTGCTTTTCTAGACCGGAAACATATTCAGCAACCCTGGCATTTTCCTGATTAAGCCTAAGCTCTTCCTTTTTAGAATCCAGGACTTTTGCAGCAGTTCGAAGCTGCTCTTTTTGAGCTTCTGACAATTTTTTAAGATTGCCACTGGTAATATCAAAATTAATTTTTTCGAGTTCTGTAACCTCAGCTGTTTTTTTACCAGTAGTTTCAATGAGAGCAGCTTGTTTTTGTAGATCAAGCAATCTGCTGTTAAAAGCACTTTCTGTTTTACTTGTTGGTGTTTTAACAGGTTTTCCGTTCGTACCACCAGGAGGTAAAGAAAATGGGTTGTCCGTTCCCACAGTGGCTACCTGAAGGGGTAGCACCGATTTGCTAGCTTTAGAAAATTTATCTCTAGTTTCTATAAGGGATTGCAGTTCATCGTTTAGTGCTTTAGCGCTGTCATCTACCCCTGTAATCCAACCAAACATTGACTCACTTTGAGAGTAGAAACCTTTTTTCCCTTCAAGGATTTTTTGCAGATATTCAATACGTTCATTAACTTGGTCTATATTTGTTAGGTCGATCTTACCACTAAGCGCCGCAAAACGGTTTCCTGTGCTGGCTGCTAGTTGGCCCGCTCCTGCAGCTGCTTTTACAAGCCATCCAGCAAGTTGAGCGACTTCCGATACAAGATCAGAAATACCTTGAAGAACCAAGGGGTCAGTCAGTACGTCATGAAGCTTATCAAGTGAGCCCTGCAAAGGAGTTAGATCAACTTTTGCCAATCCGGCTGCAATCTCAATTTTGAGCCCTGCAACCTGAGCCTCCATATCTTCAAAAAGTTGGTTAACCTTTACTAAATCATCAATAGAGGATGGATCAGGAGCAACACCATAATCTTTAGCAAGGTCAATAAACTGTTTGAGTTTTTGGTTATTGTTATCAAACAAAGGAAGCAATTTTGAAAGGTCGTTACCCAAACTTTCAAGAATGGTGGTCTTCTCGGCATTAGTACTAATTTTCCCCAAAGATTCACCGATAGCGAGCAATTGTTTATCTGGACTGACTTTTGATAGTTTTTCCGCAGATAATCCAAGAGCGTTGAGCGCATCAACAGCTTCACCTGATTTATTTAATACCGCGTCACCAATCTTATCACCAATATCCTTGAAGATATCAGCCATTTGGTCACCGGAGACACCAGCCTTTTCAGCTGCAAACTGCCAAGCAAGTAGTTCCTGGGTAGATAATTGTAATGATTTAGCCCAGCGGTCAGTTTCTGCTATTTGCCTAGATGTGGATTTCAGTAATTGAAAGCCGGATGCGCCAACAGCCAACCCAGCTGCAATAGCTGCTGCCCCTATACCTGCTAGTGCAGCACTGGATTTTGCCACATCATCTTGTACCTGCTTGCTCCACTTGGCTGATGCACGCTCAGCTTTATCCATCCCTGAAACAAATCCACCAACTTTTGCAACCAAGTCGATAGTCAGAGTTCCCAGTGACTTGCCAGCCATAAATTCTCCAAGTGAAAAAAAGCCCGCTTTTAGCGGGCGTTATTTTAACAATTGTCCTTTAACCTCCTTTTAAGGGTAGATTTAAAATCTTTCCTTAGTGATTCAGGGAGACCTTGTTCTAACCTATCGATTAAAGGCATATTCATGAAAAGGATATCATTAACACTACTTGAACCATGTTTTTTTAAAAACATCATTGCAAGATTGTCTACAGCCAAGATATTAAGGCATGGTTCACCATCTTTCAAAGAAACAAAGTCATCTGATGATAAAGATTCTATTTTAGTAAAATCTACTTCTTGTAATGACTTCTTTCTTCCTGAGAAAGAAATGAAGATACCAGCAAGAAAAAGAACAACCGCAACTAATAAATAGTTTTGCTGTTGAGCCATTAGCCCAATATTATTAACTCTTGTACCATCGCCAACCTCAACACTCACATCCATAAAGAACAATGAGTACACCGCGAGAATTATACCTGCCAGCGATAACAGCTGCCCTGAACTCTTCATATCATTCCCTCGTGATAATAGTTACCAAAAGGGTAGCAGGATTTTTTTAAAGGCAAAAACAATAATTAGTTCCAGGCTTTCATGGCCTCTTCCAGAGATAATGGCGCTTCGTTGATGTGCGGTGCAAAGTCACTTACCTTGAACGGTGGCGCGTTCTTTGCCTTATTGATGTTAGCCAGGACAGAAGCCACCAGCGAAGCCCCCCACTCGGTACGCATCATGATATTGAGCGGTCCGTACTTCTCACGGTACTTGAGCCAAACCAGAAATTCCCTGCGACTCATCCGCTCCTGAGCCTCTGCGATGGTGCGGCCACCGATGCCGTTCATCACCAGTTCGCACCAGAATTCATCCTCGCCGGTTAGCTCGTAGTCTTTCCCAGTTCATTTACATCATGAATTGCAGCCAGCAGGGCCATAACGATCGGGCCGTCCAGCGCCCCACGCTCCGGGGTAGCAGTTCCAAGAATGTCAGCCGCGGTAAACACTGGGGCTCCGTCCTGATCGCAAATATGCGCCGCAATGCGCTCAGCAATCGGGTCCGATTTCCCGTTGTACGCCAGCAGTTCAGCTTTAGTGGTGTGGTAGCCCATCGGGCGCACATAGACGGTTGCGATATGCTCTTTCCCGTCACGGCCTTTCCACTTAATTTCTTTTTCCACGGGACGCCCGGTAAAAGCACCGGTTTCTTTTAACGTATCGAGAGTAAGTTGCATTTCAGCTCCTGAATAGAAAAGCCCGGATAACCGGGCATATTAATTACGCTGCGGCCTTCGGCACCCATACGGAAGAGCCAGACCTCTGGATCGTGGCGGAGGTCGTCACAACGGCGTTACCCTGGAAATCAAACGGGAAGTCGGAAACGTAACCCTGGAAAATGAACCAGGTGCGATCCGATGGCAGTACCAGGCCATCAACAGCATCCTCAGCGCCAGAAGCGGCGGCTGTCGGGACACTGGTTCCATCTGACCAGCCAACCGCAAAAGTTAACGGCGTCTGGTCATTCGCTTCAGCGAGGCCATGCAACATAATGTGGCTGGCGTTCGTCGGATCAGCGTTAAGCCCGACGGTTGCGGCCGCAGGCGTTTTAAGCCCCTTTTTGTAGGTTCTGGAATCCCGTTCACTCAGACAGGTATCTTCAATCTGATCGGCAGGGTTCCCGCCGGGGTTGAAACTGGTGATGCATTCAACCTCGCTGACCACGCCAGACTTGAGCACAAAAAACTGCGTGCCTTGCGTTAATACAGACATGTTTTGTCTCCATAAAAGAAAAACCCGCACAAGGCGGGTCAGTTTGGGGTTGTTGGTTATCTGGTCGTTATCCAGTCAACATCGAAGGAATAGCGGTATCGCATTGTTTCAGGATCGCGGCTTTGTTCACCCCATCGGGTGATATAGGCCTTGCCCTCAATTGCGTCACGCAAAGCGCGGGCAACGGCGATCACATCGGTGTCAGTATCACCATAGACATCAACCTGCAGAGAATAGTGATCTGCATCTGGCCGCTGGTTTAGATAATTTTCAGGGAAGCCACCTACGTTTTGCCAGACTGCGTAGGGATAAACGATATTGTCGTCCTGCATACCGAACGGATAAAGCCGCACGGGAGTAGAACCTAACAAATCCCTGACTGCCTGGCTGGCTGCGCAAACTGCAAATATTGGAGCAATCATACCGGAGTTCCTTTTTTAGCCGCCCGTCGTACAGCGCGATCGATGGACTTTTCCAGCTCCAAAGCAAAAACGTTAATCACATCGGCATCGACCCCATTCAGTGCAGGCCTAATTATTGGCCTCGCTGCAGCATGTTCTGAGCCGAACTCCAGGAATCGCCAGTACCAGGTATCCCCGCCGGGATTACCTTTATCTCCGGCAGTGTTAAAACTTTTACCCGCCCTGCCTTTTCGGACGTTGGCCTTTGTATTGGCGTATTGCCTGGCGCCGCCCATCACCCCGACACGAAACGTTGGATCGCCGGTTCTGCGAAATGCCTTGCTGCTGAAACTGACCACAATGTTTTTGTAGATAGCCTCTTTGGTGAGAGGATCATCAACCCGCGCGGCATTATTGCGCGCTCTGTCCCTGATGACGTTTGCCGCTTTACGCAGCGCTGCACGACCGGATTTATCGCGAGTGACCTGTGAGACGGCATCCAGTTTCCCCAGGACGGAATCGAGGCCGGTCAGGTTTACTTCCACGCCATCAGCCATCGTTAGCCCCCTCTGAACATGGCAGTGTCAGGTATTCCCTGCCGCTCCGGGGGTCAGGTAAAACGCCCTCAATGTTGTAGATGCGGCCACGAAACAGGATCCGATGTTTGCGGGTAACACCCTCACGGTAACGAATCGTTATCCGGGTGGTAACTTCGCCCTGAGAGGCCTGGGCGGCGATAAACTCACGTGCGGATAAAGCAGCGACTTCGGCCCAAAGGGTTGCGACATCGCGCCAGGTATTAATCACGGCTCCCGTTGTCGGGTTCTGTTCTTTTACCGGCTCCTGCAGGGTGATCCTGTGACGCAATTTTCCGGCCTGCATATCATCCCCTGGGTTTCCCGCTCAGATAGGTTTGCTGCTCTGGTGCCTCATCGAGATCGCCGGCAAGCGACTGGATAATCACATCGGACAGGGCGACGTTAGACTCAGCCAGGCGGTTTATCGCTTCCGTCTGCTCTCGCTGTGCTGCTGTTTGTTCTCTCAGCGCTGCTATCAGCGCGTTTACCAGTTGCTCGTTCATAGGCTATTTTCGTCCACTTTTTTAACCATTCACGCCGACGGCGGCACCCTTCACAGGCCATTTGCAACCTCAAGTCCCAGGAATTTTTCGATGCTGTTTCAGAATTGCATCAACACCGAACGGAATAGAGTTAACGCTGTCGCTACTAACAGGCTCCCGGTTTTCATACCAGTGCGAAACCAGCAGCATCAGGGCCAGTTTGATATCGTCCTCGATTACCAACCCGTCAGGGTCGTCGTCTGGAACAGCGTTATCATAAAGACGGCAATTTGTGATTTTTTCAGCGTGCTTCAAAGAGGCATTGAGGTAGAGAGTTAACATCACATCCTCTGTATCGTCATCGCTGTCGATACGGCACTGGTAACGAAGCTCATTTACAGAGGGCTTCATTTGCCTTCACCCCGCTTATTACCGACTTTAGGCTTAACAGTTGTTTCAGTTTCCGGTCGTTCAGTGCCGTCAAGAATCCCCATTTGAGCAGCAACCTCAAGAGCGCGCTCAGGAAGTGATCCAGCCTCATATTCACCGGCAGGAATGTTTATGATCTGAATGCCATCAGGTGACCATTTCAGGTCTTTTTTCAGCAGCATAATGACCTCCATAAGAATGGGGCCGAAGCCCCATCAGATTATGCGCCAGCACCGATCTGCAGCAGTTTGATGGCCTGAGAATCGGCCAACATTCCGCCGGTACGTTTGGTGGTGTAGAAACCAACGAATGGTTTGTTGGTGTACGGGTCGCGGAGGATGCGGGTACCAATGCGATCAACGATGGTATAGCCACGTTTAAAGTTACCGAACGCAATGGCTTTCGCATCAGCTGCGATATCAGGCATTTGCTCATTCTCAGCAACACCATAACCTGCCAGAGAGGAGGGTTGGCCCAGCTCAAGGCCCGGACGCCAGAGATAGTTACCCTCGGAGTCCTTCAGAATGCGAACGGCAAACAGGCTGTTGTTGTTCATCATGAATTTAGCACCGTTGCGATGAACCTTGCGCAGGGTGTAGACCAGTTTGATAATCGCATCGGCAGTCACACCCGCCGCCGCACCGGAAAGAATGTGCTGCAGCGTGCCAAAGGCACGGGTTTTATCGTCCTCCAGAGTGGAGGCGTAGGCCAGGAAGCCTTTCGGTTTTTTCGTACCGTTACCGCTGGTAAAAGCGATTTCTTCCTGTTCGGAGAACTCAACCGCCAGTTCGCTGTTGATCCAGTCCTCTACATTGAAGAAGGCATCATCCAGCATCGTTTGGGTTGCCTGAGGGTTTCCGTAGATTTCACCCATGAACGGTTCAATCTGACCGAGTTTAGACGCATCAGTAGCCGGACGGGGATCGGTTTCACCGACCCAGCCGGAAGCGGTGCCGCCAAGGTTAACCAGCTTTTTATAGTTGGCACCGCCAACAGTGATAGTTGTGGCCTCCTGGCGCATCACTACTTCATCTTTCAGAAGATTAAGAATGGTGCGGTCCAGCTCTTCCGGGACAGCATATCCGCCGTCTTCATCCACGCCAACCTGCAGGGCTTTACGCTCCAGATCACGCAATCCGTCATCCTTACCCTTGCGCATAAAGTCGATGAAAGCGGTTTTGTGCTCGGTTGCGGCCTTGCTTTGAGTGCCACCAGCTGGACGTTTAACCTGTTTAAGCTCATCCTCCAGCGCGGTTTTAAGCTGATCCAGCTCGGTCAGCTTGCCGTTAAGTGTTTCAACTTCTCCGGCCAGCTTGCCTTTTTCAGCTTCGATAGCTTCAATGCGCTTATCATTTTTCGCTTTAAAATCATCGAATTTTTGCTGCAAATCCTGCGCGACCTGCTCAACGTCTTTAATTTCGACTGCCATAATTCAACTCCTGATTAAAATTTGATGTTTTTCAGTGCATCCAGTGCGGCATCCACACCATCAGCGTCACGCTGAGAGAGGTTGCCATAGCCCCCGGCCATGAATGCTTTGGCCTGGGTGCGGGAGAGCCCAACATCGCGCAGGACCCGTTCAATACTTTTCTGGGATGGTGTTTCGCCACGGGCAAACGCGCTTTTAACATCGCTGACCCGCGCCTCGTCATTCGACGGAAACGTTACGGGACTGACCTCCCAAAGGTCGATTTCCTTTAGGAGAAACACGCCTTTCTCACGGTCGTATTCCCAGTCTTTGAGCATGTAACCAATAGAAAGGCCGGTTAAAGAACCGGCCTTCATGTGGGCATGCGCTCGCTTTGAAAGAGGATCATCATCAATGAGTAACCGGCCTTTGACATATAAGCCGACGTCATCCTCTTTCATTTCGGTATAAACACCGATAGGTTCATCCATCTGATGCTGCCAGAGCATAGCTGGCAGCGCGTTTTTCTCCCGCCATGACTGAAGCGATTTACTGAAAGCGCCGGGAACAACTACATCGTCGTAACTGTCCTTAACGCCAAACACAGAGCCATAGCCTTCAAATTCCCCGCTGTCGCTGACAGACTTTAGCTTCAGCGGAATATCCAGCCGCTGTTTAGTCATCGGCATCATGTTGTTCCTCGGTTGTTTTGCTCTTATTGCTGTCAGACGGTTTGGTCGTCATATTCATCGGCGTCAGATAAACGTCACCGCCAGAGCGTGGGTTCATATCCTCCAGTTCACGGCAGTCATTTGGTGAGTAAATGCCCCAGTTAATACCGGTTGAATACGATTCAAATCTTGATTTCATATCCCCACGCAGCAAAGCACCGGCATTAAACTTGGCATAATAGGTGCCCTGCTTCGATTCCTTCACCAGCCCCACGTTGATTCGCTGCTCAATACGGGTCATGTACGGAACGAGTGAATAGTTGATGAAGCCAATGCCAAGGTTTTCAATATTGTTGAAGGTGGCGCGGTCAGTGTTCTGCACCATATGCATCGGCACCCTGTACAGGCGGCAGACTTCCTCCAGCTGAAATTTTCTGGTCTCAAGAAACTGGCTGTCTTCGGCGTTGAGTCCCATCGACTTCCAGTCAAGACCCATTTCAAGAATCATCGGACGATGCGCATTGCTGAGCCCAAGGTGGCGATCTTCAAAATCTTTTCTCAGCCGTTCATAGGCTGCATCAGTCAGCGTTTGCTCAGTACGGAGAACGCCAGAAGTGACCGCGCCATTTGCGAACAATCGGGCGCCGTGTTCTTCTGTCGCCATACCCAAAGAAATGGCCTCCCTTGCGTATGCGATTGGGTTCAGGCCCACCAGCCCGTCAAAGGTCAACGTCCTGACGTGCCAGATATCATCCTGACCCAGCACATCCGTAGAACCATCAGGGAACGTGACCTGATATACCGGTTGCCACTGACTGTTAAGCTTAGGGTCAACGCAGCCCGGATCAATGGGTAAAAGCTCGACCACTTCACCCAGCGCTTTGACCTTGTAGGCATAAAAATTACCGCGCAGGCAAAGACACACAATGACCAGCTCCCAGAACTCCTGGGGGGTCATATAGTCATTTGGCTTCATCGTCAGTAATTTATGCAGCCTTTCAGAGGTCGCTTTTTGCTTGCTGTTGCCAGTGACCTTGTACAGGTTGCAGGGAAGCATTCCCATTGACTCAGCCAGCACCCTGATGCAACCAAACACCGCTGTAAGACGCATCGCTTTCTGGCTACTAACGCGCTTTCCAGTGTAGGTGTCGTAAGTCATCCCTACAGCTTCCGCCAGTTCCGCTGGCGTCGTGACCGATGCGGTGCTTTTCGTAAACATTCCGGGGAAAAACATTAGCCACCCTCCCCGGATTCAATTTTCCAGTTACCGGAAAGGGAGCGGGATACAAGCCATGACCAGAGCAGGCACAGAATACCGCCAGTAATGTAGCCAGCAGGGGGGTAAATAACCCAGGCACCGAATGAGAGCAGAATAGCCCCCAGCACACCAACAAGTGGCGCGAGTATCATCAGGATCATAATTGCCTCTTAAAGTGAGCGCACGCCATAGCTTTCGAGATGATTTGAAAGGGTTTCTTCCTTTTCAAATAACATTGCCCGTCCAATCGCCATAATCAGAGCAACAGCCCCATCTATTTTATTTTCGTTTTGCTCTTTAATTGGCCGAACAACATCATCATTTCCAGGCAGGTGCTTACCCACCACGTTTGAAATACACCAGGTCATTATCGGATTACCGTCATGATGAAATCGACCGGACTCTACAGCGGCCTCAAGCTCTTTCATCGGGTCAGACATGTTGGTGTAGTTCTGGATAATGGTTATAGGGTTGAGCTGTTCATCAGCAAGCTGATGAGAAAGGTTTGTTGCACCGTGTGGGTCAATTGGGCTTTGTTCAACCGGAGTTTGCTGATTATCACGCTTGGCATCTTCAAGTATTACTCGGTAATCAATTTCCGCACCATCAGTCACGGTGATATATCCTGCTTCAACCCATTTACGGTAACGCTCAGCGGTGCGGTGATCGTCAACATCGTTGCTGTATACGGTGTCATACGGAACATAGAAGCGCGGAGATATACAGTAATAATGCCGTTTCCCATCTATTTCACGGGTAAATAGCCGAACCTTAGAGTTCATATCCAGCTTGCGCGCAAGGTCAAAAGACAGAATGCAGGGCTGTCCTTCAAACTGCTCAATGGTGAGCGTCTCATCCTCACATTTTCGCCAGCTTAACAGGTTGAAATAAGCAGCACGTGCGGCGACCCAGATATTCAGGTGTTTCGTTTTGAATATCCCGGCCATGCGGGGATTATTTTTGGCCCTGCTTTGCTGGCTTAAGAGGAAATCCGAGTAAACCGACACCCCCATATTGGGATTGGCTTTGTGAAGAACAGCGGGATCAGTCCAGTCATCACCCTCATCAACGGTGTAAATGACGCCAAAAAGCTCATCATTCGGCACGGTTCCGTTCAGCATTTCGATAACTTCACGACGCTTATCGTAGCAAGGCCCCTCAATGTTATAACCAGCAGTGGTTATAGCCCACATAATCGGCTGTCTGCGGGCCCCCATGCCGGTGATCATTGTGGTATACAGCGCATCGCTTTCGTGCTCGTGATATTCATCAACAATAGCGCAATGCGGTGACTGCCCGTCACCAGGATTACCGATCAGCGGTTCAAATCTGGCGCCATCTTCAGGACGGCTAAGGTTCTTGGCGTTAACCTCTATTCCAAAGGCTTCAACGAGTAGTGGCGTGCGTTTGCACATCAGCCGCGCAGGTCGAAATACTTCCCATGCCTGCTTTTCAGTGGTTGCACCGGAATACACCTCCGCACCAAATTCACCATCACAGGTGAAACAAAAAAGCGCCACACCGGCGCTTATCGCTGACTTCCCGTTTTTCCTGGGGATTTCTGTATAGACCTCTCTGAATCGGCGCAGCCTGCTGCCTTTATGCACCCATCCAAAAGCGCAGCAAATAATAAATAATTGCCAAGGTTCAAGGGTAATAGGCATCCTTTTAAATGCCCATTCACCTTTGGTGTGCGGGAGAAGTTGAATAAACCGTGCGGCACGCTCAGCAAGGTCTTTATCAAAGCGGTATCGAAATTTCTTTCCCTGCGATTTTGACAAATCGTCGATATGTCGCTGGCAGGCATCAATGACATACTGGCATGCCGGAATCTTTCCGGCGACAACATGCCTTGCGTACTGATTTGCAGCGTTAACGTTTGGATAGGCTTTTCGGCTCATGGCGTGATCATCTTCAGGAATGGGTTTTCGTTCTTTTTCTTCCCGGCCAGACCGACCAGGCGCTGTCGGCTGCTGGGGTCCAGCCCCAACATTGAACCGGTAGAACTCATTTCCGATTCCTGTTCTTTTTTAGCCGTAAGTTCAGGGTTTTTAATTTTCCCGCCCATTGCGCCAGTGATGGATAAACCATCAACAGCTATATTTTTTACCGCCCTGCGCCAGAACTCATAGGCAACGCACCAGCGCTCCAGTACTGCAAGATCGGTCACGCAGAGCAAGCCCTGTCCGCATAATTCTTTGGTCGTCAGCTCCCACATGATGGATGCTAACGGGAGTTCCTCTTCTGCAAACCAGTCCGGAGGTGCTACGCCATTGATGGGGGTGAATACTGGTTCTTCTTTATTCAGGGCTCGCTTGCCGGGGTTTCCGGCCAGCTCCTTGCGCGCCGTTGGCTTTGGTCTACGCCCGGAACGCCCCGCCGTTCCAGCCATAAGCGTTACTCCTGGTTAAATTTCATTTTTCGCGGGTATAAAAAATTGACTGAGGCGGCGGTCCTTTGGGCCTTTGCCGTCAGGGATTTGACCCCGCCCCCTCTGCCTCGCCCCAAATGAGAATCGATATCACTTGATGCGTTCGCGCCCGGTTTTCGTTCGATGGCAGGGCCAGCACAGGCTTTCGAGGTTCGAATCGTCATCGGTACCCCCATGAGCCTTGGGCTTGATGTGGTCTACCGTCTTTGCTGCGACAGCTCGCCCGCTGCGAAGGCAGTTCTGGCACAAATGGTTGTCGCGTTTCAGGATGCGCGCACGCCTGATATCCCATTGGCTACCATAGCCGCGCTCGTGCCTGCTCTTGCCCTGCTGGTGCTGTTGCCAGCCTTCATTGCGGTGCTTCTCACAATATCCCGAACGGTCAGTGGTGGTGCCAGGACATCCACGCTTACGGCAGGCGCGTGGGATTAGTGCGGGCATAGCTATTTCCTTCCCATGAAGGCATTAGCCGCTTCCCGAAAGCCACGCTTAGCACCTTCATCCGCAGCTTTTTTGATGGCCTCGACTGTTGAATCTGCGGTGCTGCCATTTATCTGGATTGGGACTTCTCGATCCAAATTAATAGTGATTTGGTTTTCGGCGTGATCGCTATCCAGGTTAAATACGACGGTAGCTGTTGGGATGCTGCCGGGATCAGTGCTGATGACGGTTGATACCTGTCTTTCAAGTAACTGACCGTCAACAGCAATAGCGTATCCTCGGAATTCATCCCCTCGATAAAGCTTTGCAAGCTGGTATTTCATAGCCTTTACCTTCATGTTATGAGGAGCATTATCACAGGCACTCAGTGAATGCCTGCTGTAATGCTTTAGCTCGCCTGCTCTGCGCCGGTATCAAACAGCGCCAGCGCTTCGGTCGCTTCCTGGATGGCCTTACGGGTCTTCGAGACAATCTCGCTTTCCGTGAAAACACGATCGAAAGAGTCTGCGAATAGCTCAGACTTCAGATAGCTGTCGCCTACCCAGTCAATGGCCAGCTTGGCCGCTGCGGTGTCATAGTTAACTTTCTTGATGATATCCAGGCGGATTTGCTCGGATGCGGTGATCTCTGACATGTCTTACCTCTGTGCGATGTGGGGAGCATTATCGAAGCCACTCGGCAGAATGGCTCCTGTAATGCTTTGCCACTTCCCGGAGTGGCAACGCTCATGCCCTTGAGTCCATGCCGCATCATCGCCGCTTATAACCGGTGCGCGTCTGGCATTCGCGCTGCTTTACCGGAGCTTCTTTTGATATAAGAACCTTGACCCGTCGCTACACAGGCTCGCTCAATGGCGACTCAGGGGAGCATCACGACTGCTCCATTGCCTTTCAGCTGCGGTCTATCCGCTTATTGCTTCATTGGTTTATCCTCGCGTGGGGATAGTTGGTGATTTATCCCTTAGTGGGGGTAATGTTCGAGCAATTGGCCTGCACTGCTTTGTTGTGCGCCAGAATGTCGCGCTTGGTCTGCTTATCCAGCACGTCGATATCATGGTCAGTAAGGTAGATGATCCGTACCCAGCTGCAGGCCGTATCAACGACTACCGGGGCGGGTAAATCTTTCGCGCAGCTCGCGATCAACATCGTCATCGCCCATACGCTTAACGTCTTCCTGTACATCACTGGCCCCTTTCACAACTTCCGCCTTACGTTCTGCCGTGGCGACGATGGCGGCGGCGTTCTCTTCGCTGCGCTGCTGCTCGGCCTTTGATTCAGCTTTACTGGTCCCGCGAGCGTGGCCGATGCCGAACGCGCCAGCGATAGCGCCCAAGATGACGACCACCAGCCCAGCAATAATTTCAAAGCTCATTGCTGCGGCTCCTTCAGTTCGTCGGCCTTTTCTTTCAATGCTGGCTGGCGTACGTATTGCGATAGCACGGCCAGCACCACCAGCGCCGGGCTAATCAGTGCAACGATGTTTGGCGGCAGGATGTTTTTGATATCCGGCGGCAGCATCGCCCAGGCGTGCAGCGCAGCATCCGGGAACGACTGCGCCCACATACCAACCAGCGCGCCGATAGCTCCCAGCTTTACAGACCACGTTTTCAGCAGCAGGCTGGCATGCCCTACGAACTCCAGCCGGGTATATTTGCGCAGAAGTAACAGAACGAGCACAGCCACCAGCACGAGCAAAGCGAAAATGATCATCTTCACAGGACACGCTCCTTAACCCAGCCGTAGAGAAAATCCTCGTTGGCTTCGCGGCCCTCCGCCAGTTCGAGGTATCTGGCACCCTGGCTGCAGTTCAGCGCACGCAACAGAACCTGTTCACCCTCTTTCCCGCGGGCTGAAAGGTATCCCTTAAGCGCGGTGATGGTTCGGGGACCAATGGCACCATCCGGAATCAGATCGGGATACAGCTTTCCGCGCATATTCATTGCGGTCAGCCAGCGCTGGAAAAACTTACTGGCTACAGATGGCCCCATGTTCACGCCAGTGTCGCAAAGCTCATCTGCCAGTAACGTAGATAGAGCTGCCACCTGGTCAAACCGGGGGCCGGTCCAGTAATCGCTCAGCAGGATTTGCTTTGCTGTTTCCCTGGGCAGGTTCCGCATATCACCGGTGTAGCCATGTGCACGCGCGGTGGTCTGCGTGATGCCCCAGCGGGTCGGCCCGCCTTTATCCGACGGATGATCGACATAACCACCCTCCTTGCCGAGGATCCCCTCGATAATCTGATCTGCTGTCATGGCGCCTTAACTCCGGTAATGCGTTCCCAGAAATAGGTCAAAGCAACAGAACCCATTGCCCCGCTAATTCCGGAAGTGGCCAGTATCATGTAAATGCTCAGTCCGCTTTCAATGCTCACCAGGCCAGCAATAACGCCGGTAAACCCTGAAACCACCATTTGGGCAAGAGCATTGATCAAGCTCCATGTTGCCTTGCTCTGCTTCACATCTATCAGGTAGCGGACAAGTCCACCCCAGCAAGCAATGATCAGCAGAACCAGCCAGGACATCCCGGCAATGCTCTCTTTGTCTTGCATACGCTTAGCCATAGTTACCGCCTCCGATGAAAGATCGGGAAGCTGTGTGTGAGAAGGTCAGGCCCGTCAGGCTGGATTTAACAACGAAGCATGTCGGTGATGATTTCCGCGGGACCTGATAATAAAAAAGCCATGCAAATGCATGGCCTTGTGATTTGAATCCGTTATTTACAAAATGTATTCGAGACAGTATCTTTCGACTTCCGGACAAAAAAACATATACCGGGACAAAATCTAAATGTAACTGCCTTGCCTGCATGAAACCATGCGGGTTTTTTTTGCCCAAAGAAAAAGCCCACCGAAGTGGGCCTTACAGCTATCATCATTTCTTATTAGGTGTGGTGCCGGGTGCCTCCCGGTAAGTCGCCGCCAGTCCACAGACGACTCGCAATGCGCAAAAAAAACATATCAGACTGGCAATGCCCCTCCGCATAGGGGGATTCACCACACCAAAAATTTAACATCTGATGAAACTCGTTTCAATGCTCTGTATGGGTCCACCACATATTGCAATTTTTACTCTCACGTAAAATATAGTCCACTGGCGTCATCAGTTCGAGTGATTTATGTGGCCTTTTGCTGTTATACAGCACCAGATATTCAGCCATTCTTTG